AAGAAGGCGAGAAAGGCGATGACGCCAACAGCCCAAGCGAGACGCATCTCGACGGTGCGTAGACGTCCGAAGAGGCCGGTGATTTCATCGCGCCTTTCAGCGATCTGCAAAATCAGCGTCTCGACTTTTCCCTCTAGGGAGCCGAGTTTGTGGTAGATGTCGCTGTGCGACACATCGCGTTCTTGTGGCACAGCGACCGTGGCATTGCACTAACAGATTAGCTATCGACCCTGACCACGCATTTTCTTGCGATTGTGGTTGGGCTTGCTATTGCGACCTTGCCCTTGCTTAGTGCGCTTTGGTTTGCCCGGAGTGTGCTCAATACGCCCCAGGGCGGTCTTTGACTTTGCGACCATGTGCTGTGCTTTGGTACGACTAGGTTACCTGATTGATCCAAGCGCGATCCAAGGAAAGGCTGCCTTGGTTGCGGAGGATGTAGCCGTCCATGCCGTCCATAAGCAATATCGGCATCCCTAGGCTGTGACCTCGTTTTAGTCCGGCAACATTGCTGCGGAGCGCCCAGCCGTGGTCGGTATCAAGAACCTGGGGGCCGCGAAAATCTGACACCTTGCGAACACCACCCGCCCTAGGGCTGACATTCGGCACGATCCAGTCTGCGCCAACGCGAGTCATCCAGCTTTGATCTTGGTACAACCCCCTGGCGTAACTGACACCAACTGGCTTGTCGCTCCAGCGCTTCACCCAACGCACCACCATTTCTTGGAAGCCCGAGGAGACGCTGTTACGGTGCAGCTCATTGCCAACCTCGTACACAACATTTCCATAGGGCTCCAAGGTTTTGACAACCCGTTTTACGTGATCACGCTGATACACATTCCATGGGCCACGAGAATGGATGTATTCATGCCCCTTGGGACCAAGCCCGTTGAGGGGGTGATTCTCCCATCCCTGGGGGAAGTAAGACGGGAACGCTCCATCAAAAAGGACGACGGCCGTTAATACGTCGCGCTTTTCTGCACGCTTAACAACCTCCTCTAGGCGCTTGTAGAACTTTCCGTTAAGGTCGCCATCCTGTCGCCAAGGCACATTACCGATGCGCACCAATCCCTGGGAGTTGGACCCCCAGGCTGATCCCTGGAATACGGCGCCACGGGTTTCTACGGTCCACAGGCGTGTGGCATTGCCGGTGAGTTGATCAAGGCGCGTGTTTCTGCCGTCAAAGCTGGCAACGACATCCCAAGTGTGGTTGCCGGCGCGTCCGCTCCACAGACCTTTTGCGGTGGTCATGATGCCTCGGTCGGGAGGGTCATGATCGCGCCCTTGGCTTGTAGTGCAGCAGTGAGGCTAGCCACATTGGCCCGTTGCACTTCATTGCGGAAGGATTCCACAGCAGCACCCGTCTGGCGGCTTTGTTGCGCATTCTCCACCAAAAGCACGGGTAGCCAGGTAACGGCACAGCCCCACTCATCCACGTCCTTACCTGTATTCGGATTGACGCCGCGCATCTGGGTGAACCAGCTGCACTCGATGCCTTTGCAATCGGCGCCGATGAGTGGGCAGAAGTTACCTGGCTTGAGCTGCATCAGTCCTTAGAGGCGAGGATCACGTCTACATACTGCACGGCGAAGTCCATGGCCGTGCCGCTGAATGTGCCAGACCACGTTGGGTTCGTGAACGGGTGGTTGTGAGCGCCACCGCCACCGCTGTTTTGGATACTGATTCCAGTGGAGACTGCACTTGTAGTGCGGGTTTCGGTTGTCGTATCAGTGACTGCTCGCGCACCGGACGCCACTGTGTCACTGCTAAACCGACCCTGGTAGGTGTGAGAGTGGCCGGGGTCGTTGACGCCGTGGTTGTGTGCTGGGATCTGGGCCAGAGTCAGCGTGGTGTTACCCACCGCACCCGCTGTGTTGGTACCGGACACCGTACCTGCTGGTGTACGAGAGGCGAACACCGAAGTGAAGGCCGTGGTGCCTCCACTGCTGGCGGTGCCGCTCACCACACGCAGAGCTTTGTCATTGTGGGTGGTGAGCTTTGTCCACCCGGTAGGCGCAGCTGTTTGGGCAAACAGCATCACCGTTCCCGAGGGGAATGACGTGGCTGCGTCCACGTACTGCTTGGTGGCGCAGTGCAGCGCTGCTGTGGGATCCTGCGCCAAGACTAGGGCGTTGCCCGCAGCCACCGTGATGGCGGAGGCAGCCATGCGCAATCGCTCCACGCCACCAGCAGCGATACCTAGGGTTCCTGCCGCCGGTAGATATACGCCGTCACTTGGCGGGGTGGCGCTTGTTGGCACCAAGGTGCCACCAGTGATGACGCCTGTAGTGGTCACCGCCTGGGAGCCAAAGTTCGGCGTCACCTTGGTGCCGGTGATCGCCGCCGCTGCGTTGATGTCGGCATCAACAATGGTGCCGTCCAGCAGCATGGTGCTGGTGACGGTGCCCGTATCCCCGGTGGTGACGACTGTGCCACCTGCCGCCGCAGACGGCACCACCCAAGCGCTGCCGTTCCACAGCTTCAGTACAGGATTGGCACCTGAGGTGTCGAGCCACCCTTCGCCCAAGCTATTGCCAGCAGAGCCGGCAGGGGTTGCGTTTGGAGCTGTGGCGCCGACGTGAACGGGGCCAACTTTAACGATGCCCGTAGCCGCATCCTCAAAGAACAGGCCGGGCGTCGTGGCGTTGGTGCAAAGACTTAGCTGCCCATCCGCCAGCTGTGCAGCAGTGGGGCGTTTGTCAGCGGTGGAGGAACGGATGTGCTGCAGAGCCATGGCTAATTACTGATGAACGGTGAGCGATGCCGGGTACTTAGTACGCACCGTCATCAAGTTGCGAAGTCAACGCAACTGTGCCATCTGAATCCGGCAAAGAGATGGAACGATCTGCGGTGGGATCAACCACGTAGAGGCGGGTCTGGAACGCATCGGTCGTGGAGCCCTCAAAAGTAACGCCGATGGTGGCGCCTAGCTGCAGCTCTCCGGTCATCACCCCGCCCGCTTTGGGCAGTGCCGCCGCTGCAAGGTCGTAGGCGCTCTTCACCGCTGTCGCAGTTGCCGCCAGCGTTGAGCTGGTGGTTGCGGTGGAGTCCGTCAGCTGGACGATGCCATTGACTGCCGTTGAGGCGGAGCGGAGAGTCAGCGCTGGGGTGGTTGTGCCCGTGGCCACGATCAGCGCTGCGGTGGCGCTGCTGACACTGGTCACCGTGCCTAGGTAGTCGGCGCCCCACTCCAGTCCCGTCGCTGTGGCGCTGTTGGCGCGAAGCACCTGCCCGTTGGTGCCGACACCGAGCTTGCTCAGTGCCGTGGCGCCAGAAGCAGCCAGGATGTCGCCTTTGGTGTAGCTGGACTGGCCTGTGCCTCCCCTGGCAGCAACCAGGGTGCCGTTTGTGATGTTGTCGGCGTTGCGGCACTCCGACGACACCTCCTCAATAGCGGCTTGGACAGTGGTGCTACCGACTGCGCCTGCCGGGGTGAAGCCGATATTGGATGCCGTCTGCGAGGCATAGGTGCTGGAAACGTCAATCTCGTACCAGGCAGTTCCATTGCTCAGCAGGAGGTCAGGAGGAGCCAATGTGACCGTTGGTGCGGGGGCAGTGCCGGTGCCTCCAGTTGCCACGACGAGGTAGTAGCTGTTGTTTGCGGAGCTTGCACTAGGCAGTGCAGATCCAACTGTCAAGCCGATCGCTGTACCCTCAGTCGTCACTGAGGCAACAAGGTTTGTGGAGGCGTTATAGGTACCAGCAAAAATAATGGAGCCCTGACTGATACCAATTGGCTGCCAAACGTTGCCGTCCCAGAGGAAAAAAGCCTTGTCCAGCGGGTTGAAAAAGATCTGACCTGTGTAGTCAGCAACAGGCAGTGTTTCGCCGATCTGAGCGGTGCTGTAGTCCGCCAGCTTGTCGGCAGTCACCGCATCGTCTGCCACGAAGTCAGTGGAGAACGTCCCTGTGGTGATCTTGCTGGCATCCAGGCTTGGGATATCCGCCTGCTGTAACACCACTGCGGCAGTGATGTGGCCCTGGTTATCAAAGGTGATGCCGCTCACCGTGGTGCCTGTTACGGCATTGCTGTGGTTGATCGTGGAGCCATCAACAGCCAGGCCCGTACCAGGGATTACGCCGCCTTTGGTTGTAGTGGTTGCGTCGGGGAGATCGCTCCCGTCGAGGGGGCGGAAAGTGGGACTAGCATCATCGCCCGTTAGCGGACCAGCCCACACAGTGTTAACAGGCTGCACATCGCCTGTGATTGTTAGGTTGGCGCTGTAGGCGTCTGGGTAGTCAACCGCAATAGAGAGTGGCGTGGACTCGGTGACGGTTATGGTGCCAATGCCGGCTTCCTGCACCCAGGCGGTGCCGGTCCACCGATAGGCGATGTTGGTTGTCGTACTCAACCAACCCTGGCCGATAAAGTCCCCTGTACCACTGGGTGCTACCGTGCTTACGATAACCGGCGCGTTGTCGGCAATTTTATCTGCCGTGACGGCATTTGCTTGGATTTTGTTATTAGTAACAGCGTCGGTTTGCAGCTTTGCCGCGGTGATTGTGTTGTCTGCGATCGTTGCTGCAAATGACCCTGTACCGGAACCCGTTACATCCCCGGTGAGGGTAATGGTCTGATCGCCGGTGTTAGTGCCGCTGCTGGTGCCGGAGAACGAGGAACCATCAACCCACGTTCCAGTGGCAGTGGCTATATCGCCAAGCCCAAGAGTGGTGCGCTGCGCCGCTGCATCCGCGTCATCCAGCAGAGCGCGTCCGGCGGCAGTACAGGAGATCTCCTCAACAACGCCAGATCCGGCTGATTGTCTGCCAAGAATTACATCGGAGGTCGCGGTATTTTGGAGCTTGGCATAGGTAACGGCGTCGTCAGCAAGGTTTGCTGTAGACACTCCACCAGTGCTGATGGAGGTTGCATTTACGGCGCCTGCTCCGAGCTTGGCGGCTGTGATGGCTGCATCGGCAACTTTGGCCGTTGTGACTGCCTCATCTGCCAATGCTGCTGTGCCTAATGCCGCGACTTTGTCGGTTGTTACCGCACCAGCGCCTAGTTTTGCGTTCGTTACGGCGCCGTCAGCAATACCAGCAGTGGGCAGGACAACCTGTTGAAATGCTGCGCCGTCGTAGATCTGCAGATTGTTGGTGCCGGCATCAAAGAATCCACGGCCCTGGTGATTGTCGGTTTCTGGAGCGGACGTGCCAACAGACGTAGCGCTATTGCCAGCCAGCTTGGCTGCGGTGATGGCGCCATCAGCCAGGGAGGTGCTGCCTAGCTTGGCAACACTGGATTGGTTGAGTTTGATCAGGTCAATGGTGCTTGCATCCAGTAGCTCAATACCGGAGTAGGCAAGATCGCCTACGGTGATCTTCTTGGTTTCCGATGCGGAGACATCCGTGATAGGCAGCACATCTGCCGAGGACACTGCCCCGACGGGTAGCGATGTCAGTTGACTGATACGCTGGTCTGCCACGGCTACGTCCTGCTACACGGCTACATGGGCTATCTTAGTCCCGCTCTTCTTGGATCAGGAAGTCAACCGTCTGCTCAAGCTCAATGCGGTCGGTGTCATCCTTGAGGATGTAGTCAGCAGGACGGCCCAGCAGAAGTTGAATGTCGCCTGTGGTAACAAAGTCAATGGTGCAGTCGATAATGTCGCCGGCACGCACCTGCACACCGGCCCGGACCACCATTGCTTGCATCTGGTAGAAAACGCTTTCAACATTTGGATCTACCTCCTGATCTGTCAGGTACAACGCCAGGTCAAAGCCGCTGCCAATGTCCACTCGCTGGATGAGCTGCAGCATCAGCAATGGCGATTCCTTTAGCCCGGTGGTCTGGTAGTTGAAGGCGCAGTCAATGCGACCTGATCCGCTAAGTAGCCCCGCTGAATACTGCTGCCGGAACTTGTCGTCTAGTGCAGTGGTGTCAATGGCTGAACGGTCTGTACTGAACTCATAACTGCTCACGCAACCGAGGATGTTGTAGCTGGCATCTCGGATGCGTAGATCAATAGACAGTGGATCACCAGCAAAGGCGGCGAGAGGAAGCTCAGCTGCGCGGTTATTGTTTACAGCATCCTGAAATGAGTTGAAAAAGCGTAGGCCACCTGCTGCATTGACGTGGACGTATGCAGATATAGCTGTATTCACCTGGCCATTAAGCCACGCCCCTGGGCCAAAGCAAACCAACCCCCTGGGGTCGCTTGTGAATAAGTCTACTCTGTCACCAATTAGGAGATTGTCTAATGCAGAGTCAAAGCTGAGGCGATTTAGGATTGTGTTTACATCGTCAGGCGCAATGGTATCAGCAAGTACGCCAATAGGGTTAGCGCTGCCTCGCCGTAATTTAACGTTGCCCTTTGTACCTAGGAAGAACGTCATACAACCACATCCAGGAAATCACCATCCATCGTGAACTGGATTGGTACAACGCTCAATTCACCTGTGCTGGCAGATACGCTGGCGGATGTGATGTACGCATAGAACTGGATATCGTCAGCGCCGTTGCCGCCGACATTGCACTGAAGAAGAACGCGATCCGTGGTTTCCACTGCGCCGATCTTCATGATGCGGGAGAGGAGATCGGTGAATTGTGTTTTTGTGATGTTCTCGCCTTCTTCCAGCCTGTAGTAGATGAGTGTAGCGCTACCCGAAGCAGACTTGACTCCAGGGGTGTAGGTATTGACAACGCTGTCGATGCTATTCGTGCTGAGCAGCTCTACGCTTGTATCTAGGGACCAGTCGCGGATTTTGGCTACAGGCTTCCCTCCGTAGATCAAGGAGCCTGTGCGGCCCGTGTAGAACGCCATTACAAAACCCGCCTTGTGGCCCTTAGCTTAGCGAACGCGGAACAGGGCATCAGAAAAATCGGCGATTCGGCTGCGAAGGACGCCCCCATCTTGCTCACAGGGGTATTCCGTAGCTCGCACCGTAACCTCACCTTCCTCGTCCATCTGCACTTCTGTTACGCGGAACACCCGTTTGCGTGTAGGGTTCGCGCCGAGCACGTACAGGTGACCGGCGTAGGGCGCCAATGCAGCTGCGCTGTTGCCGGCAACTTCAATGCCCGACAGTGCAGTGGTTTTGCTGCCGCTGCGATACACCAGCACGTTGTAGGTGCCGTCTGCCACGTTGCCGCGCAGGGGGCTGTTCAGCGCTCCACCATCCATGATCAAGCCTGAGCTGATCCGGTCCCAAGTGTTGAGGCCGATGTCCACGAAGATGTAAGCACCTGGGTAGATGGGCGACTCCGTTGGGAATGTTTTGAACTCCAAGGCGCGTCGCACTAGGCGGCGCTGGTTGCAGAGCAGCTTGGCGTAGAGGACAGCCTGCTCACGCTGAGAGACGAACTGGCTCAGATCAAATGTCTGTCGAATCGCCGTGGCTTCCGTCGTGCTGCGTAGCATCACCTCCACGCTGGCATTCCTAGTGAATACGTCCTCGACTTCGGACTCGCGGTAAATCACACTAGCGATCAAGTCCTGGGACGAGTCGCCGTAATCGATGAACTCCTCCTTGTAGCTGCCCTCCAGAATGTTGCCTTGATTGAATAGGGCGACGACAGTGACCTCCCTGCTGGTTGCGGAGCCGTTGGGCCTAGTAGGGATGGCTGGAATCAGTGTCTCCCTGCCCCCAATCCGGGCAAACTCCAGCAGTGAGTACGGCGCTACCTGGGACCAGAACTCACGCCAGGATGTGGGTTCTGCAATGACGCCATCCATAAACAGAGAGCACCCTAGACCGTTGTTTTTACAGAAACGTTTTGCCAAAGCCAGGGTGTCCCAGTCCACACCCTCAGGCTTGGCGTATTTGCCGATGCCGTCGTTGGTGTCCAGGATGGTATCGGCAAAGATGTCTGGGGCGTAACTGGTGCTGTCGGGACTAAGGCTGTAGGCGCCTGTATTTTCATTGACGACATAACTGTTCTTCCCTTCGCGCACATAGGCGGTGAGGGAGCGAAGATCCTGGATACCCCGACCTGAATAGACGCTGAACGCCAGCGTGCTCATATCGTTGTACTTGCCAGTGACAGATCCAAGCTGCTGCTCTGTTACAGCGGTGATTGCAAACTCGGGACCGCTTTCAAAGGAGAACTGAGTCTGGGTATCGGATCTAGCGGAGAACAGATCCCATTCATTGGTGTACCACGGCCCACGCTCTTGCAATGCGGGCTTCAACGATCCACGCACACTCACCAGGGAGCCCGTCCACCAAAACTCATTGCTGCCATGGGCAAACCGGGTTCGCTTTCCGCTGTTTTCGATAAAAGCGAAGTTGTTTTGGCCATTGCGTTCAATCTCGGCTGCTACGTCGCCAATGGGATCAAACTTAAACTCGCGTTTGGTTTTACCAGCTCCACGGAAGTTGAGCTGGATGAAATTGTCTTGCTCGCTGGAACGACGCACTGCAAAGATCACAGGCGGCGAAGCGTATGGACCTCCGGATGACGCCCGGTACGACACCTTAAAAAAGGCCATACGACCCTTTACACCGTTGTCGCTGAGTTTGTACCCCTCAGGGGCGTCTTTGCGTCCGTACTGCTTCTGACGCCCGGAGATGCGGCGGAATACACGCGCACGCATTGAAAACTTTACGTAGTCGCAAGACGTAATTGTCTGATAGGCCGCAGAGTCTGCTTTAACGAGGCATTTGGTATAGAAATGGTCGTCAAGGCCCTGGACAAGCTCCTCCCAGTTTTTGTTGATATACCGGACCACCTTGAGAGCTTCTTCCTTCTCCGCGATGAGAACACGGAAATAATCGCGGATAGCGTCCGAGCCTATCTGATCCGTTGTAAACTCACCCTTGATGGAGTTGATGCGTCTCTTGAGATAGACGATGCCACCCGCGTAACGGTTGCCGTCAATGCCACGAAAGGCAGTCTTATCGTTGCGAAGATCCGATACATAAATCTGACGCCTACCGTTTAGGTCTGCCGCCAAGAAAGCATCCTTTTCTTCGCGGATGGCTTCGATCTGTTTGTCGATGTCTTGGTTTCCGTCGCTTTTACTGAACAGGTCCGTCGCTTTGGCTAGGTAGCCATCTTTGATGACCTTATTCAGGCCATACTTGAGCTGCTTTTGCAAATCATCGATCTGCTTGCGGTATTGCTTGACCTTGGGGTTTTTCTTAGCTCCCAGGCTAAGCTCCTCGTCGTATTTACCTGCAAGCACGTCGTCACGCAGTTGCCTGATCTTCTCTAGATCGTCGGTCAGCTCATCCCGCAGCTCCTTGGTTGATAGCTTGATCTTGTTGTTCAGGTATGCCTCTAGGAGCTTCTTGGTGTAGGCGATGGAGCCACCACGCGGTATTTCATAGCTGTCGCGCTTATCAAGCTCATTACGCCAGCGGATGACCTGACGCCCAGCGAACTCGTAGCTAACTCCGCCGAACTTTATACGCACAGGATCAACCTGCACCTGCTCAGCGCGGTATTCTTCGATGCTTGTTACACCACGAAGCTCGGCCCCGATATACACGGAGTTCTTGGTGCGCATAGTGTTGTAGCCCGAGGTTGTGTCTTCCTCGTAGGGACTATCCAATATGTCTTCTGCGTCCTCAAGCTCCTCTCTGTCATTCTCAGACCAGATCTTGGCTTTCTGCCGGTCGTAGTCCGTATGCGGCCGGTTGCCATCTTCTACACACTCAAACGTGGCCGATACGTTGCCGTCGTCTAGGTCAATGTTGTCGTTGATATTGATTAGTTTGAACTTGGCCGTGCCAAGCATGTATGTACTGCCAAAGTCCAAGGCGGAGATGTATTGATAGCGCAGTTCCTTTGCCGCCTCTTGGGCAACGTTGTCCTGTTTTTGTCCAGCCTTGTCAAAGACAATGCGCAGCTGCTTGCCAACGTTCCACCGCCTATCGCCGCCTGCCTGCCATCCGCCTCCGGCGATAGTGACACGGTTCGGCGCCCACCTAGGGCGGCCAGATGTGCGGCGCTCTTGGATCTCGACGTTGATGGGGATCGGATCGTAAACACCGATAGTGGTGAGTGACGTGGGGGAGAACGCCTGGCTGTATCCATCCAGGCGGCGCCCACCATCAATGATCTTGCATACCGGATCTGCGCCTGGTGCGCCATCCCGCGATGGATCCTTGCTGCCGCCAAGTACCTTGTCGGAGTAACTAGGGCGCCCATTCAGGGAGTAGTACAGCCAAAAGTTTGCATCGTTAAACTCCCCCAAGGGGAGCTGGCCAAAGGCGCTTTTGTTGAAGGCAATACGTTTAATCCGGCTGGCACCCAGCACAACAAGCAGTTGCATGAACTGCGAGCTGCCAAAGCTCTCTACCGATGACCACACCAAAGAGGTGGCAAGGCGAACGGCACCCCTAGGGTTTTGGCTGGTGTTGCAATAGACGAGGTTTACGGTGTCGCCGTATGTCGCAAGCTCCTGAGAAGAGTTGAAGCCATAACGAGGGCTGAAGCGTTCCTCGCGGCGCTGCCTTTGACGATCGCGATTTGTGTCGGGGCGAGGAGCAAGTAGAACGGCTGCAACCTGAAAGATTGCGCCGATGATTGTTAGTACCAGTGCTGTGACTGCATAGGCTGTGGCAGCCTCTGCCCGTATAACGCTATCCCTCTCCTCAGGTGAAATCGTGTAGTCTCGCTGCACCGTAAGAAACGCCAGGTACTCCTCAGGCGTGACATCCAGCGCCTTGACTAGGTCGTGTTCGTATGGCAGCAGCTTAGGTGTGTCGCTCATTGGTGCAGCCAGATGTACCGAAGCCTACCCGCATAGGCGGGGGGATGTGCGACCGTGCCACCAGGGCTTAGGCACAGAACACCTGTGTCGGTGGCAGTACCCAAAGCATACCCACTGCGGCCAGGCAGCACCACAACAGCACCCAGGCGATGCTGCGCCACCCTAGTGCCATGCGTAAGAAGCCATCGCAATACCCTCGCGCTGGGGAGCGTGCCTTCTGTATATGCGTCATATACCCAGGCGTAGTCTTGGCTGTAGTCACGCATCTCTAAACGACGGTGCGCTTCGCATAGCAGCTGGAAGCAGTCGGTGCAGCCACTTCCATCTCTTGGATTGTGCCCCCAGGCGTATCGCAGGCCGATGAGATCGTTGAACATCTCAGCGGAGGTAGAGGTCAGCGTTGAGCGGTAGCACGCCGACGTTCTCGCTCGTCAGCGTTCTGGCGGGGAAAGCAGAACCCACGCTGTCCATCGAGGAGCGGAACCGCAGCTCTACGGTGTCTTCGCTGAATGCTGCGCCGGTACCAAGGAAGTAGTCGGTGAAGTGCGTGATGATGTTTTCCGCTCCATCAAGCCACGCAGTTGTAAGCTCCAAAATACTTAAGCGGTTGCCGTCACCCTCCTCAACAAGACGGATGATGACGGGATCACTAGGCAGAAGCAGGCTTAACTGCGAGTTTTCACCATTTAGTGAAGAGAGAGCGCCCTCAGCTTGGAATGGTAGAAACTCGTAGATGCGACCAAGCAATGTTTTGGTGGAACCTATGAAGTAATTCTGGTAGCGATGTACCGTGCCACCGCTAGTGGTGAGCTTGAAAAATTGACATACACGCAGTTGGCGACTCACTAGACGTTCATCTCCCCGGTGAAGGACACCGATACCGAGCTAATACCTGGGTACACAGACGTAACGCTAGGCGGTTCAACGTATTCCCATTCAATACTGTTAGGTGATTGAATCCGTGCTTTTAGGTCAGCAGTCATGCCAGCAAACAAACTATCCGGCAGGGGAAACCGACGAAAACCCCCATAAGTAGTGTTGTAGTGATCCAGGATTTGCGTAACAACGGAATCTGTGATGTTCACAAATGCCAGGTCTAGCTGGTATCCGTATGGGCGGTTACCAAAGCTGCGCTTTACTGTCGCACCAGACAGTGCGCGATACACCTTGGTCGGATAGGTGCCCATGCGGAACTCGCGTGAGCTGGGTTTTAAGGATGGGAAAATCTGGGCCATCAGCGCATACCGACCTGTGTTCTGGTGCGTGGGCTATTACGCATCTTATCGAGCGTCATGGACATGCCACGTTCAGCGCCCTCTTTGCTGGCGCGTTTGCGGGTTTCAGCCATGGCGACCTCAAGCTGCTCACGGCTGACATATTCCACGCCGTTGATAGTGGTGGTCTCAAACTTGAGATTCAGCGTGGGCGCCTGTTGTTGAGCTGGGGAGCGCCCCAGCATCTCCCGCATCCGATCGCCCCCCTGGGGGCTGCGCACTTGAGTGACGCCAAGGCGGCCATCAGGCGTGCGACGCAGCGGCAGGATCGCCTCTGGACCGGCTTCACCCATAAGCCCCGGCGCAAACGTGCCACCCTTGGCGTAGCGGAACAGCGTGGGTGCATTGACGATGCCACCCTTGGCGTAACGCTCCACAGGGCCTTGGGGAGTGAAGGCATCACCCTTGGCGGCAGCGCGAGTGCTTGTAGTTATTCGCTCGCCGAGTTTGAAATCAGCACCAGACTGCACGTCAGAGAGATTTGGCGTATTTGTACTTCCGCTGGTGCTGGCACCCCCCAGGGCCTTCAGGATCGCTTGGAGGGTGATCATGATCAAGGTCTGGGCAATGATCTCCTGCGCCATTTTGAAGAAGCCGTTAGCAACGTCTTGGAAGAATTGAGACAGCACTTGGCGGGCAGAGCCGGCGCCTGTGACGAGCTTGTTAAAGGCTTCGCCGAAGGCATTGCCGATGTTGTTGGCAGCAGTGACGACGATGTTGCCGACATTCGTCAACTCATTCAGCTTCTCTTGTGCTGCCGTAATACCAGCGTTGATGCGGTCAATGTCAGTCTCTGCAGGACCAGGACCAGATGCTGCAGCGCCTTCTATAGCCTCCTTCTTACGCTTGATTAGATCAATCTGCTCTTCTATGCGCTTCCGCTCCCCCTCCGCTATATCAGCGGAAAGGTTAGATGCCTTGAGCTGCTCTAGCTTAATCTCCAGGAGCTTAAGTTCTTCATCTTGTTGCTTGATAGCTGATTGTACGAGTTCCTTGTATGCAATAAGACGTTTCGCTTCAGCCGGCAACACCCCTTCTTGAATAAGACGTGCGTACTCCTTGGTACTACTTAGTTCTCGCATACGCGCATCCAAGGCGTCGCGTATAGGTTTGGCTGCGTCCTGTACAGATTTGTTGGCCTCAATGCGTTTATCGAAGGTATCTTTTTCGATTTTTTGCCTGTCCAGCATGTACTGCAGCTCAGACCTACGCAGTTTTTCGTCAGCAATAGCCCTAATAACGTCGCGTTCACTTTGGTAATTGGCTGCAGCGAGAGCTCGCTCACGTTCGTACTCTATCTCAACCTGCCTGCGGGTCATGTCAGCCCGTGCAGCCTCTAGATCGCGCCCCTGCCTTATAAGTACCTCGCGCCCAAGCTCTTGTTCGTTTAGCTTTTTGAGGTAAACAAGCTCCTGCTGATACTGAAGGGTGCGATCCTCAGGAGGTTTGGGGCCTTGCTTACCCTTCCGTGCCTCCGCTGCAGCTGCGTCTAGACCTGCGGGAAACACTACATTGGATTGTGGTGCAGGTAGCGCATTGGGCTGCCGTGGTCTTGGTGTAGGCGGCGACGCCATACCTTCTAAGCCGGCAACAACTGCTTTGCCCGGATCTAGGCCAAGCATCTGAGCAACCCAACCAATAGGGGTTGAATTATTAACGATATTTCGTACAGTCGCTTTCCATCTGTCGGATATCGCCCCAAACGCCTGTGTAAATACGTTTTGTATAAAATCAGCAACAGCCCGGAAAGCCGTACTCAGGAAGCCGAGACGATTGAAAATGATATTTCCTGCACCGTTAAACGCAGAGGAAAAGAAAGACGTGAACGTCGTCCAGCGGCTTGTCCACGCACTAACTATATCGTCAAACTGGCGACGCATCTCAGCTATATATGCGCCTAGCCCTCTAATAACATCGCCAATGGCATTGAAGCCTGCAACAACACCGCGTACAAAAGCAACAATAGTACCTTCGTTGTCCTCAAAAAAGTCTGCAAATACAGTCTGAAAAGCAGCACCCAAGGGTTGCAATTCTTTGCCTATTGCTTCCTGTGTGCGCCCCCAGGCTGTGGCAAGGCGGCGACCGGCGACCTCACCGCTTTGTGACATAGCAATCACGTTTTTGCCATACTCCGTATTGGCAAGACGCACGAACTTCATGAAGTCATTAAGGGTCACCTGACCCTTCTCAAGCATCTTGTCCAGTTCTGCTGGAGTTTTGCCGATGGATTCGGCAAACAAGGTAAATGCACCTGGGAGACGTTCGCCTATCTGGCCTCGGAGTTCTTCGGCGCTTACCTTGCCCTTGGAGAAGACCTGAGCTGTGGCCAGCAGCGCTGCATCAAGGTCAGCCAAAGTTCCGCCTGTACCTAGGATGGCACTGGAAACACCAAGGAACGCCTCCTGGGCAGCCGCAACATCACCCCCAGCACCCAGGACCGAGGCGGAAAGCTTGGTGAAGTTCCTAGTGACCTGCTCCTGGGGTATTGCAAGTGCCCTGGAGGTCTGGTCAATGAAGGCGAGGCTCTGCTGATAGGCGGCGCTGTCCTCAACCACACCGCTCAAGGCGCGGCGTTGTTGATTGATGGCGGCGGCGTACTCGGCAGCAGCACCAGCAGCCTGGCGTAACATCGCAACCTGGGCGCCAATTGCGGCCCCAGCGAACGCACCACCAACACCACCAAGGGCGCCACCCGCAACGCCACCTAGGAAGCCCTCAGGGCCGCCGAAGATGCCACCCGAGATGGCTGCACCTGCGATTTGGGTTACACCCTGGGCAGTGATGCGGCGCTGGCTGTTACGTTTCCGATCTGCAATGTCAAGGCGCCGATCAAAATCAGCCAGTTCTGCGTCAAAGGCGCGTTTACGTGCTTGCCCCTCTAGATCCAAACCCTCTAGGAGCTTGTCATATTCGTGCTGTCTGTACTTCTCCTGTAACTTGGCACGCTCGTTTAATCCACGCTCCATGGCATCGTTGATGCCTTGCATGGCCCGTTCAACACCCTGCTCTGCCGCTTTTACTTGGGCAGAAACGGGCTGGGGGCCAATCGGGCGATCATATTGTGTCCCAGGGCTATAGGGCGTAGAGCGAAACGGTGGAGCGATGAATACACCACCCGGTCCACGCCCTGCTTGGGGAACGGCACCAAACTCTGTAGTACGCCGCCCTGCAACTTCTAGGGGATTGGCAGTGGTAGCTAGCTCTTGAATGCTGGCAACTTTCTGAGCACGACGCATCGCGCCTTGCTCTACTTGCTCCAGCTTTTTATAGGCAGATACAGTGCTATTTAAGTCAGCAATGTAATCACGCTGCGCTTTACCTACTTCTTTGAGATCCTGGGTAAGCTGCGTGTATAGAGGAGAGTGCAGCTGAGCTTGCTCTCTTACCCCTTTAAGCGCAGTTTCCAGCCCCTTTAGCGTCGCTTCGCTATTTTGCGCCTGCTTGCCATAGTCTAGGATCGCCTTCCTGGCTTTCTCTAGGACTGCATCACTTTGATTAACCGTTGCATCTAGGCCACGGAATGCGCTTTTTAGCTTGGCAAGCTCCTCATAGCCCTCAATCCCCAGCTTGACAAGGATGGGTTGTACTTGACTAGCCACCCCGTTTGCCCCCCTGGTCCTTGTGAAGCTCGTTTAGCGCCGCGATTTCCATGACCTGGATGTCGTCCAGCATGGTACGGCGGTCCTCAACATCATAGAGGTCAAATAGTCCGCCGGAACACACCAAAACCTCGTATCGCAGACCCGTGTAGCCCGCCATGGAAACGGTCCACTGGGTCTGCATACGCAGGAACATTGACACCGCCTCCCAGTTCTCATCCCACACCACGCAATGCTCCTCCTGGGGCTCAGAGGAGGCGGGGATAGAAATGCCGAACGCCTTGGCGTCGTCCTGGGACTTATCTTCGATTTTCTTGCTGCCAGACGCCCAGTACCTAGCAACCTCCTTTAGTTTCCCGCCCTGGCTCCCTCAAAGGTTTCGGTGTACGCCTTGAGCACGCCGCGAATCCAGTAGGGATCGTCTACGAACTCCTTCAAGGTCGCCAGGGAGAAGGGGATAGGTTGGCCGTCTTCGTCGGTGATGCCTTCCCAGTCCACCATGATGGTTTGCAGCAGCTGGGTATCGCCCTTTTCACTCAGCTTGCTGAATTCCTTGCGGCCCACACGCTTGAACACTGCATCAAACGAGGAGGAGTCAAAAGTGCCGCCATCACTGGGCTCCTCGATCGTGACAGGCCATTTGAAGGTTTTAACCTTCTTGCGGACGAACGCCATATACCTGGGGATAGCTTGGTTGTACAGCAAAATATAGCCCAGGTTTTTACACCTGGGCTTTGTACTACAACCTACCCCTAGGATCAGGTGTAAACCAAGCTGAACTCGTTGTTACCAGCGGTGCTAGGTACGAAAGTGACGGGAACACTCAGCATGTGGATTCCGTCCTGATCGGTGTACGAGGGGTCGCCAATATCCACCCTGGTGGAAGCGAAGTCCACGATGTTACCTGCGGTCTGCCCGTGCTGGAACAGCAGATTGCCCAGGGTGCCATCGCTCAGGGCTGCGGTGAAGTAGTCCTTGGCGGCGATGGTGGGGGCCTCAATGACCACCGTACCAGTGCTGGCACGATCGGTGATGAGCACCTCCTTGTTGCAGGAGATCAACTCGCGGTAGACAAGGGTGTTGCCCAGGTCAAACTCCACGGACTGGAGACAACCCACATAGGACAACAGCTGGAAGTCCGTGGTGTTGCCATTCTTGAACACCCTAGGGGTGGCCTGGTTGGCGTAGGTCACAGACGGCAGCGCCGTGTCGGTCGGCGCGTTGTAGATCCCGGTAAAGGTGAAGTTGATTTGGGGGATCTCGCCCACAGCACCACTGAGGGTAAAGGTGCCCCTGGCGCCAGTGACCTTGTGCAGCACACCATCAATGTTGTAGTAGATAGTGACGCTGGAAAACGCAGAGGAGACGGGGGCGTAGGTCACCGATGTACTAGCAACCACGGTCTCGCTCAGCCCACACGCTTGGAGGGCCTTGCCGTACTGGGGGGCAGTGCCAGCAGTACCGCTACCGGCGAGTTCGACGCTGAACGTACACTCCACCCTGGTGTTAGCCAAGAGTTGCTCCGATGCGCCCAGGTAGGGGCGCACCAGATCGCGACTAACAACGTCGCTCTGCAGGGGCACAATGTTCAGATCGCGCACCAGCACGGCATCGCTCCCCGTGGGGGTGGGATCAGTGCCGTAGGTGCCTTCCGTCTCAATCAGGATGAGACGCTTCCGTGTCAGGAGCGGCATCTGTGGTTACCTCGGGATTCTCTGGGGTGGGGCGGACTTCTTCCGCAGGGGACGTGCGAAAAACCAGCGTCCGAAGGCCGGTCTCAGGATCCAGGAGGTAGGAACCACCCTGCCCCTGGTACACGTCTTTAACCATAGGTGCAGGAGGTTGATACACAGAACGACGGCGACTCATGGGGTGGCATCCAGGGCAGCGACTTGGGTGCGGTACTTAATGTCGTACTCGCAGGAGATCAGACCGGCAGGTTGATCGGCTTCAATCAGGTTAAACGTCGTCTGTGATGGCTGAATATCAATCGCCAAACCCCCCAGGGTGAGGTCAGCCATCAACTTGCTGTGCAGCGACACCATCGTGGGGTCAGCTAGGCTGTCGGGCACTGTCCCACGCACGATGATGGTCACGCGGATCCTCAGCAGCGCATCCAGGGTGGGCAGACTCGTCTGCTGCGTGTAGGTGATACTTAAAGGCTCAATCACCAAAGCAGGAGTTTCGCTGCGCCCCATCGCCTCCACCCGAGAGCGCCAGATGCGTGTACTCACACCTGCCGTACCAGCCAAGGTCGAGGCAACCTGGGCCAGGATTTGTTCGTTCTTACTTGCCACGACCTATGCGCTGCCTGGATCTAGCGTAGATCGGACCAGGGGCCAGGGTCTGCCTTGCCGGAGAGGATAACCAGGGCGCGGCGGTAATAATGCGTATCGGTCTTGCCTGCACTCTCCAAGGCTTGCTTAACCCTTAGCCACTTCTCCCTGGTTTGTGCATCGACCACACCTACAACGCCTCCAGAGCGGCTACACGTTGCTCCAAGTCTGTAAGGCGCGAGGAAACTTGCCACCTGTTGTTAGCGTCACTCCACGTGAGTACGTCGCCGTCCTGGGTGCTGCCATTGGCCTCGACATCGTGAAGATCAGCAAGACGGCGACCTGTGTCAGACCGCACCATGAGAATCCCCTGGGTGGCGCTGGAGATCACGGCAGCCACGGGGAGCTTGAGGTTTGGTGCTTGGGGTTCAGTGGCGGTGAGGCCGCCTGGTACTGCAGGGTTGCACCAGAGCACATCGCCTTCGCTATAGGGCCTGGTGTCTACACCACGGATCTTGCCGAATGTGGTAACAAAACCATCCGCACCAGGGGCAATCGCCTGGGTGGTGATGCCAAAGAAGACGTAACCCGGGTAGGTGCCATCGGCAACCATAGGTGCAACCAAAAGGCGACCACTATTTCCCAAGGTGCCGGCAAACATGACCGCAGTACCATTGGAAAGCGTGCTGGCAGTGCTGTTGCGGCACAGTGACAGCTGCTCCTGGCCAATCTGCAGCGTCACGCCACCACCCTTGCCCAGATCTAGGGTCTGCTCATCCTGATTCCAAGTCAGCACCCCCTGGCCCGCTGCAGCTGCGGCGTCTAGGGCGAACCCTAGGCTGTTGAATGACCTCGGGTCGGAATTAAGGTGCCCATAGGGCAGGGAGGACCAGGCTGTTACGCCGTCGCCCAGCTTGATGCGCTTGGTGTCGGTCTCGTATCCAGGCTCGTTTGCCTCTAGGACAGGATTGGTGGCAGCCCACTCAGCCTGGGTGCCGGCACGCAGGTGGATGCGCTGCGGTTTCGTGCTCACGGCGTACCCCCGTCGATGTTCGGCGTATTCACCCAGTCGGTGCCGTCGTTGATTAGCAGATCGCCCTGGGCAGGAGATGTAAGCGAAACATCAGTGAGATCTTGCAGCTCAAAATCCCTGGGGTTGCGGCCTACGACCGTGCCGTCCGGTGGGATGCGCATCAGCATCAAATCGCAGAAAGCACCATCATCTAGGCGCATTACTTCGCGCACGGTGTAGTTCACTCCGTCTACAGTAACGGTGTCGCCATAGACCAAGCCGCCAAACAACGTCGTTTTACAGGTCAACTTGTAGTCAGTGGTTAGTACTACCCCATCCGCCACGATTTCACTGGGCATGTCCAAAATACCCAGACCCGAGGTGGTGCCAGCTGTGACCTGGACGCCAAAGTCAGCCAGGAATAGATCTATGTCTTCGGTGAATGCCATGCAACAAGGCTAGGGGGTGTAGGGCCTGGCAGGAAACAGCAAAAAACTCATGGGACACAGCTCACCACGGCACACCGGCCGCTTTGGTGGGAGCCTGCTGCTCCTTGATTTGCTGCGTCAGAGCAGCCGAGATCTCAACCACCTTCTCCTCGCCGAGCTTGTCCTTCACCCAGCCGATGACCACCTCAGGGGTGAGCTGGCTGTAGGGAATCACGTCATCACCTTCTGCCGGTGCTTCCAGGCCGATCGAGCCATAGGCCGACGATTGGTACGTGCCATTGGTGGCTGCCACCGTGTAATGCACCGTGTAGACGATGCCGTCAGCGGTGTGGCGCTCCAGGTTGGCGATATTCCAGGTGATGTTGATGGCCATGGAAGTCAAAGGGACTGATGGAAGTGTAGAGAGATCGCAACCTGCTGAAGGCCGGCTGTCCGCCTAGGGGGATTAGAGCTTGATTCTCAACTCACCAGTTGAGGTTTTGTAGATATCACCAGCAACCAGGCCGCCTGTACCTGCAGCGGAATCGTTGGCGTAGGTAGGACAGGATGCAAAGTTGATGACACCAGTGGAATCGATCCGCATCCGCTCAGTTGGCGTTGCGGCGCCATCTGCCGTGGTCGAGAAAACCAGGCGACAAGGCAGATCATCAGCGCCAGGGGTGCCAGCGACGCGAGCTGCGATCGTGGCGCCAGCAGACGCGATGTCTACACCATCGGCTCCGGCGAAAACGACTTGTCCAAGCGTGTCTCCATTTTGAACAATCGTTGTTGTGCCGCCTCTGGATTTGCCAAGAAAAAGCTGTGCGCCGAATATTGAATTGTCAGTGCTTAGTGCAGCTATCCCTGCAATAGCCGACTGATTTAGAACTTGGACATATTGGTTTCCAAATCCACCGATGTTTCCGGCTGGGATTGCTGTTGCGCCGACTAGCAGCCTACCGGAGCTGTCGATGCGCAGGCGTTCGGTATTGCTTGTTTGGATCGTAACTGGGGCGGCATCAACATTTCGCAGAGTTAACGCTCCAGTTCCTCTGTTTACGATATAGCTACCGCCATTGGCTCCACCAGCGCGCTGCAACCGCAGGCCATAATCTGTATAGGTGGTGTCGCCCACCATGTCGATCAGTACGGTCTGATCACCCGTAGCACCCGTGCCTAGCTCTAGGGCTGGCCCAGCAACAGTACCTGCAACTGTTAATACCTTAGTGCCGTTGTTCCAGGTGAAGTCCGCGCTACCTACAAGGCCGCCGGCATTGTTGTACTGAACCTGGGTATTTGCGCCACCTGCTGCTGGGATGGATGCTGGACCTTGGACGCCCGGTACAGCTACCGCCAGCTGAACGGTGGACTCAGGAGCCAGTGCGAGTTGAACAACGCCGCTATTAGTCATGATCAGCTCCGAGAGTAGGTGCGCTCAACCGTGGCGACGCCTTTCAAAAAATAGTAGCGGGTGCCGCCTGCGGCGGTAAAACTAACGTCGTAGCCATACCGGCCGGGCTCCAACGATGCAGACGTCGCGGGCGGTACTTCAAGAGATACAACACCGGCTGTGGCATCCTCGATTGTGCATACCATAGTTGCTTCTTCTTGGTTAGTAACCAAGCCGTAGATGTCTGCGTCTACGCTATAGCCCGTTAAATCTGTGGGTTTTGCAACGTAAAACTGCCCCACAGCACTACCCGTCACAGTCAGTTCGGACCCACCACTCGTTGCGGAGAGCTTGAACGCACTTGCGGTTAATCCGGATGCAATGACGTAGTACACCGTATTCAGCGCCATACCGCAGGGCACTTCCAGCTCCTGCCCCTCAACCGCAGCAGCTGTGATGACAACTGCATCACCGACGACGAGGCCATGGCAATCCGCAGTAAACGTCACTGCTCCCGCAGCTACGACTACAGATTCAAGCGTTTGGCGCTCTTCCGTCACGCGCAGGGAGGTGCTCCACGTCGCGTTCTGTAAAAGCGTAATGTCGTAACTAGCTGGGTAAATCAAGGTAAGCGCGCTCCACCTAGTCCGATTCTAGGTTAGCCGGAGTGTAAGGCCTCAACATACGCAGGCTGACTCTTCAAGGGGCCGGGCTGGGCTTGAACCAGCACTGAGTTCCGATTGTCTCGGCTGCCTCTGCATTGGGCTACCGACCCAGCGACCCCCAGGTTTGAGCTTCCGTGGAGAGGCTTAGGGGGTGTTGCTGATCCGTCGCGCTTGCCGAATGGGTCGAGGGCGCACCAGTGGATCAACTGGCGAGGGTGATCAATCCCCCGGCCTGGAAACCCAGGACTTAGCTCGACGCGGCGACTGGAAGTTTCCGGTCCATGCATCGAGACCCGACAGCAGGCTGCCGGGCTGGAGTCATGTTAGGCGCTGCGCTCCCATGGCGCAGGCTTGCTGAGCACGCGGGCCACGCGGGGGCAGTACCGGCCGGGGCGGCACAGACGCACCAGCAGGGCGTCGAAGACGGCAGCCGGGAGAATCACGGCATTAGCTCCACCCGCAGCCGATCCACCGGCACACCGGGCAGCACGCCACTCTTCGCGTCGGCGTAGCGGTAGAGCTTGCCCTGCAGGTCGATCACGTCCTCTCGCCCGAAGTTGCGGATCACCACCCGCTGCAGGTGGTTGAGGGGGTGGCACTGGAAGCCGTGCTTCTCGGAGCACTTGGCCACGTCAATCCGGTTGGTGAACGTGAAGCGATCCGGGGCGGTGTCCCGCTTGAAGTCCACCACCCCACCAGATTGCTTGCTGATGATGTGTCCCTGCGGGCCGAACTCCAGCGTGTCGGACCCTTTGCTGCCGATGAACCGCCACCGGGTGAAGATGCCCCGATCCAGGTAGTAGCCCGTCACCGCCTTGCGTGGATCCTGCTCGCGCTTGCGTGGGCTAGCGGTTGTCATCTTCAGCCCGCTGAGGTGATCACCAGGGTTGCTGGTGCGAATCTGCAGCACTACGCCATCGGTGCGATCAATGCGAGCTGAGGTGCCGGTGGTTGTGATGGCGTCCCAGTTGGTGAACGCTAGGAGTAGGGCTAAGACGGATTTGGCAATCATGGTGTTATGGGATAGCAGCCGCCAGGGCGTTCACTAGGGCCGTGACGCGGGTATCCATGGGCAATGCGATCATTAGAGGCCGTGTCTACGAGTGGTGGTCAACCGTCAAAGTCACTGCAACTACTGGGCACAAGCTCAGATGTCCGGGAACGGTGCGGTGGGTGGGGTGAAGTTGGCGGTGTAGCGGGCGATGCCTTTGGTGATGCGGAATTCGTCGATGTAGCCATCAAACGGCAGAGCGGAGTCATAGCTGGCTCCGACCCTTGGCATGGAAGACGTGTAATTGCTGCTATCAACAAATACACTGCCAACTTGGCTTCCATCAATGAACAAACGAGTGCTTGACCCACTTCTTGTAAGCGCTGCGTGGTGCCAAGTGTTTATTGCATAAGAACCAGGTCCGCTAATTACCCTGTTGGTACCACTAAAGAACCAAGCGGCTTTCACATCGTTTGTCAAGTACAATATCGGCCCGGCTACCAATCCCGAATGATATAGAGCCTGTGTGCGGATCGAAGACGCTCTAAAAAAAAGCTCAATCGTAAAGTCCCCCGTGCCAAAAGTAAACCCATTGCTTTCGGGAAGGCTTAGATAATCACCGGTTCCATCAAACGCAATACTGCCACCACCAAACTTGCTTTGCGCCGTGCTGATCTGCGCGTTACCCACCGCCGTCACCGTCTTAGGTGTAGGGCTGCTATCGGTGATCGTGGTGCTGCCGTTAGTCCCGTTGCCGTGAAGCAGCAGGGACACGCTAGTGAAGTCGTGATCACGCTCTTTGCCGCTAATTCTCCAACTCATCGTTCGATCCTCCAAGGATTAGTAATGTGGGTGTCTACGGTGTTTGGGGCTTCCTTAGGACCAGTAGTGCCAGGAACTAAGCGTTGCTCAGCTCTCGTAGTGTGCGCGTCCTGTCCAGCGGCCATCACGTCAGCGTGACGCTGAACGGCCCATCGAATGGTCGAGAGGTCTGTGCCAGTGAGCGCCTCGGTGTCCGTGAGAAGTTTCAGGGCCTTGGCAGTGTCTTCTTGTGTCATGGGATAGCAGCTTCAAAGGCGTTGATCAGGTCGGCCGCGATGTAGGCCACGGCATCCGCGTCATCCGGCAGCAGGTTCGTGGGGGTGATGGTCCAGGTCATGAGATTGCTGCTCCAAAGGCGTTGATCAGGTCGGTTACGCGAGAGTCAAGGATGATTAAATTAAGAAACTGACCGGCCGAGAAAAAAGCAATGCGCGGATCGGTATTTTCAGCGCCCGAAGAATTTCTCGCAAAGATGGTCATACCAGTACCTGCGCTAACATAGGTGGCAGAAATTGTATTTAGACCAGTAGTCGTTGTAAACTGAACTCCCTCAGGACTGGTTGCTCGTGCAATGCCTAATCCGCCCAGTCCGTTTGTGAGTGACCGCGCAGAGCTGCCTCCCCATGGGCGAATTAAGAAAGAAGTAGAAGAAGCATTGCGCAGTATCTCGCCGGGGCCATTCCCGTCGTCTCCCATCAACGCACTATAGTTTGCACCTGCCGAGGTAGCTTCAGTACATCTGATATATCCGTGACGACTCGGATTAGAAGCAGCATGCACACCAGTAACTCTTAAATACTTTGGTCCCGAGCCGCCCTTTAATCCTGTCCTTCGGTTGTAATCCCCGGCAACGAAGTTGTAGTTAGTCGGTGCAGTCCCTGCCAACGGCACCAGCGCACCAGCCAGTGTCTTAGCACCAGCCAAAATACAACTCGCCTTAATCGCAGGCCAAATCCCATCAGCCTTGCAGCCTTTGACGAAGCTGTGGATAGCGACCTTGGTGGCAGTCTCCAGGCCGCCGATACCAGGGGACGCGATCTCATCAGCAGCCTCAACCGCAGCGATGTAGTCCGCTGCATCGGGATCATCCACGCCGATGTAGGTCTGCCGCAGCGTCAACTTCCCCGGCACATAGATCGTCATCGCATCACCTCCGCAGCACTAGAAGAGTTACAGAATTGTGGCTGGGTCATGGTATTGCTGCTCCGATAGCGGTCATCAGGTCGGTCACGCGACCATCGAGGGCGGCGAGGTCTAGGGCTTCGCCGATGGAGTAGAAGGAGAGGCGGGCGTCAGTAAATGCGACAGGATTACTAAAGGCAAACACGGCAAAGTTATTGGAATCAGGGGTCTGGCTTGCCGCAAGGGCTGATCCAAGTTTTTTATCTAGCCTGTACTCGTAAGAGGCGGATTGCGACCTTGAAACCCCAATAAACCCAACACCGGGTGAGGCTACGATGGCAGCAGTACTTGATTGAGACCTGAAGAATACTTCTGAGACGGTATTTTTACCGAAATTTGTTGCCCCATTTACCCCGGCCCTGGTACCGATATAAATAGCTCCCGCTCCCGTATCCGCCGAAGTTGCATAAGCTGCGGCGTGGGCATTATTCTGGGGATCAGCGTTTCCAGCGCGCCTTGTATCTAAATATTTTGTACTCCTGTTTCCTTTCAGTCCCGTCTTACGATCATAGTCGCCATCAACAAAGCCGTAGGAATCCGGTCCGGTAGCACCTGCAAGTGGCGTCAATGCACCAATCCTGGTCCTGGCCCCAGCCAAAATACAACTCGCCTTGATGGCACCCCAGATTCCGTCCTGCTTGCAGCCGATCACGAAGTTGTTGATGGCGTAGCGGGTGTTGGTTTCAAGCGCACCAATGCCAGGGGAGGCTGCCTCATCAGCGGCTTCTACTGCCTCGATGTAGGTGGAGGCGTCCGCGTCGAACATGAAACCAGGCCGCCAGACCAGAGTCATGGTGTGGCCTCCCGATTAGTGTCGTTGTCTAGGAGGGCTGTCATTCCGTTACCTCGGGCTCGGGGCGGGTGTAGCTCACCAGTTCCGCCGGACGGCCAGCATCGAGCAACCCTGCTTGCACCAATAGCTCAAGACCTGGAGCCAGCCGGGGATCATCAAGCGCCACCTGGGGCGAATCAAACAGCTGCTGCAGCAGGGCAGCAACTTCAGCGTTCTGCTCGGCAGCGGCCAGGATCGCGCCGTACTCGGTGGGGGTGAAGCGTGCCACGAACGCTGCACCCGTGATGATGCCAACCTTGTTCAGATCGGCGTAAGTGCGGCCTTGGGTGGTCAGAAAGTCAAGGGCCAAGGCTTCAGGGCTGAGGCCATTGGCGTTTGCTGCAGCGACCCAGCCGTCGATCAGGCGGGTGTCGGTCAGCGTGATGGTCAAAGAATCAAGGGTCATGATGATCAAACTCCGATGACGGTCCAGTTGCTGCCGTTCCACCACACCAGGGCAGCGGCAGCGCCACCACCGGCAACAGTGGAGCCCACGGCGGGGGCAGATGCGTCAGTGACGCGGGTAAGCATCCCGACAGCCGGGGTAGCGGGCAGACCAGCAACGGTGCTGGATACAGCGACTTCAGCCACGCTGTTGACCTTGACGGTGCCCGTACCAGCAGCGGTCAGGTTG